AGAGTCACCAGGACTTCCTCCATCATATGTCGCCGCTGCTTCCGGCGATGCGTCACAGCATCGGTCAGTTAGCGACCAGTGAAACGGAGTCGGATCGCCAGGGGCAGCGTTACACGCTGTAGATTCCGTGACTCCCCACGATGCAATCATTCTGAAATTAGTTAAATCGTCACTAGGTAAATCTAGGATACACCAATGATCGTACATAGTTACCGTCTTGCCAAGCAACTTCACATTGGTCGCCCAGAATACGGTCCCGCGTGCTTTCTTCTTACCGAAGAAAGGCGACTTAGCGTCGGTTTCCTCTATCCAGTCGATGAAATCGACTTTGATTTCCCGGTAATCTGGTGCGGGTCCGCACCTTAGCTTCAGTTTGCTACAGGAGTGGATCGGCGGTAACAGGGTTTCCGGTTCAGGGCACGGGCATTCTGGCGGACAGGTGCCTTTAGCTGTTACTAATTCCCACACATAACTAGGCGACGTAGTCGTTCCTGGGGCTCCGACTGCTTTGTAGTGGCATAGCGAATGGGAGCAGGTAGGACCGATAGTGGTTGTCGGCGTGCAACATTTGCACGTCGGGGCAGAGGTAGTCGGTGTCCGGGTATCGTAACACAGTGTGTAAGTCTTGGAATTAGGAGCAGCTACTTCACAACTAGGCTGAGCGCACCCACACCACGAAAGCTCACTAGAGCATCCCGGCTTCGTCAAGTTCCATCGGATACCGTCACTTAGGTACTCACAGTAACCGGCACACGGCACCGGCCCGAGGGAAGTAGTCGGCGGACACGCCGAAGTAGCAGCGGGCGGGAAGGTCGTAGGGCAGTTGCAAATATTACCGTCTACGTCTACGCATGGATTTAAGTAGGGACCGCCAGTAGTCGTACCTCTAGGCCACTTATCTAGGAAACAAATCTGATCGGTAGGAGTCAGGTGGTTAGCGCCGGGAGCACACGGACCTACCCAGCATTCACCGGCGGCAGTAGGACAGAAATCAGGCCGCACGAAGCCGCAATTACCAGGGCTCGACACGGTAGCGTGTCTCGCTAGCTGAGGCTGAGTCAGCACCGGCGTCTGTAGGAACCCTTCCGCCAATACCTCATCGCCGTATCGCCCCTCGCCTGCGAAGCTGGCGTCAAAGGCGTAGACGGATGAATTGATCTGGGTAATGCCGACACTCTTGAGGTAATCGGCAGACGGGCTTTGCGGTAGCCATACCGGGGGCACATGGTGCCCGATGGGCCGTAGGGATTCGCCTGTGGATTCCCAGTAGACTCGATAAGTGCCGGTAGCTGCATCGGTGATGATGTACGGACTGCCGGACCAACTAGCAGTTTGTCCTGAATAGGACATGGCGTAGATTAGCTTCTTGTCGGTGACGGCACTATGTTTCGCTGCCATCAAGACGTAGCCGGTTTGGTAGATGCCTACCTTATCCGCGTCGTTGTGTTTCTTGTACCCCGAGTCATCGAAACCGAGCGGATAAATTTCTCCGTAAGAAGTTAAGGTAGGGCCGCAAAGTTCCCAGTTACCGTTCTCTGGCATCTTACGGGCGTATCGCCGCGTAAGCGGCGGAATAGTTCCGATAGCCGTTACCGCCCACTGACAAGCCGTATCAGACGGATTCCAAGTGGTCGGCGGAAGTGTGGTGATTATTCCTTTGCAGACGGAGACTACTTCCGCGCCTAATTCCCAGCAAGGATCTCCAATGCCGTAACAAGTACACCCGTCTGGGCAGGACGAACCTGGAGCTAAACGGTAAATGTATCCTGGGGCAAATGTAGTGGTCGGAGGGGCTTCGCTGGTTGTTCCGCTTCCTGTGGTCGTAGGGGCCGCCGTAGGTGGCGACGGTGTTCCGCAGACTAGCATGCACCGATAGTCTTGGCAGTAAGAACTAGGTGTAGTAGGAACTGGCAAGCCGGTCGTGGTTGTTGTTGAAGACGGTGCTGCCGTAGTTCCGGGTGCGGCGGTAGTTGTGGCTTCGCCACATTGACCGGTAGGCCATTCCCAAATTAGATTAGAGTTAGCGACCCAGACTCCGTAGCCCGAACACCCGCAGTTGCGTGATGGACGTACCGGAGTAGCCCCTACAACCCAAGTCCCATCATTGTGTTGGGATATGGGTGACATATCCATAACGCCGACCGGAGAGTAATTATAGACGGGGTAGAGTACCGGCGTGTCGTCAGGATATTTCATCTGAGTCAAGGACGCACTGCCTAGTCTTCGGCGGTATACCGCACAATAGACGCCTGAGGGCGTCACTAAACCGCCAACAGACACAGCCCCCGGTATTCCAGAACCGGCAGGAGGTTTAGCCCAGTATTCGTTCTCGTCTGGTGCTATATCCATAGCACTTTCACTACGCGGACGCGTAGGCGGAGCAGCCCCGTCCTGCCTAAGTAGATTTTCTAATAGCTGGCGATCCGCTTCACTTAGTCGGTATGTTTTCATACGGCTTCACCGGGATCGCAGTAATGCTTAAAAGGGTAGTCGCCGTTGTCGCCTTGGCGAATACTGGAAATGGATATTCGACTACCGTGGACCGCTTCGCCCGTAGCAGTCCTACAACAACGCCATCGGAGTTGGTGAGGATAATAGCGTTAGCTTCCTGTGCGTTTTTGAGTACGTCAGGAGAGTTTGGAGCGAGCTTCGGTAGATCATGGGAGAGTACCAGTATAGGATAAGTCCCTTCTAAATGCCCTAAATTGATCGGTTGTTCTTTCGACGGGCTGATCCGCTGAATAGTCTGCCAAGCAGACTCCTCATCCTCGTTTACGAAGTCGTATGCATGCGTGACGGATACCGCCCGTGAGGTGGCGTATTCTTGGTAGACGGCTTTCAGGATGAAAGTAGCCCGGTCACCGGAAGCACCTATGCCTATCTGAGACGGATTGACGGATTCGTGATGCGACATTATAGACTCGAAATATCCGATGGAATGCCAAGGAGGAGTAGGTTACCTTCCTTGTAGATTTTGGGTTTAAGAATGTGCTGAGGATACTGCCATCGAGGAGTTCCGTCTGGATCTTGCCCTACTTTCAATAGCCGACGACCATTCGCGTCTAGGGGAATTGTAACATTCTCCTCGTTAGCGCTCTTTGCTCGGATGAAGTTATCGGGATTGGTGCTATCTGCATAGAAACTCTTTAGCTCCATAGTACCCATAGCCGGAATATCATTATCAAATGTATTTTGGTTTACTTCGAATGTGTAGGTAATTGTAAAGTAATAACCGCAGCGACCGTATACTTTTCGTTCCCATTTGGCGTCCATGAACCGGACGCATCTAGCAGGCAGTCCCCAAAGGGGGGCATCGTTGACCTTGTTGATGAGCAAAGTGTAGGTCGTTATCGGTAATCCTGCTGAATTGAATGTAATGCTTAGTGTCGGATGCGATATGCGAGTCTCTGTGAGAGGCCCAGTAATTGGTTCAAAATTCGGGTAGCGTAACGGCTTCCCGTCCTTATCCACAGAGACTTCGCGATTTTCGTGGACGAAATCGCCGGTCAAGTGAACCGGTTCTAGTAGCGGATTCTCCACTGGGAAGATGTTGCATCTCCACGAATGCTTAGTCGTCCATACTTGGGTGACTACCCAGTCACGACATTTCGAATACTCAGCTACGTCGGGATGCGGGGCGATGTTGAGAGTAGGCGTCAGGAACGCCCAGGTATCTACGCCAATGCTTTCCGGCCACAGGGGAGATAGTTGGTAAGGGTGCCCGACCCCAAACAACGGCCAGTTAGCTAGAATATGAGCGATGTTGTGCTCATACTCTACTGTGCGAACGTGCCAGTCGATTTCGTATGTGCGGTGCCCGTCTTCATCTCGCTGGAAGCGAGTAGCTAAGGGGCCGACGACACTAGGAGTAATCAACGGGTTAAATGGCACCGGAGGGAACGTGGTTACTACCGGTGACGGTGTGGTAGTTGGACTTGGGGTAGTTGTCATCGTTTCTTGCCTCCGGTAAGGAATCCGGCAATCATATCTCCGGCTGCCGTACCGACTGTGTGTAAGCCAGCCTGTATTTTAGTGTTTGTGGCGATTTGCTGTAGTAAATCGACCTTTTCTTTCTCTCGTTGTTTCTTCTCGGCTTCTTCGCGAGCGGCAGCCGATTCGCCTCGGAGCATCTGGTCGTAGTTGTACATATTTTCGGCGTGAGCACTCGAACCTTTATAAGTTGCTGCCGTCAAGTTCGTATACGGTCCTCCATCATCGCCTCCCTCGCCACCACTACCGTCGCCGATAAAAGACTTAAAGTGCTCTGAAGCATTCTTAGCCCATTCCGGAGCATCTGGCGACTCGTATTTCTTTATCTCCTCTAGGTATGGGTCTAGGAAACTTAGAAATCCGCTGGATTTCGCTTTAGCTGCCGTTACCGTAGGCTCCGACGCTGCTTTTAGGCGAGCTTCCACGGCAGATACTTCGTCTGCGGGGGCTAGCCCTGCTGTACTTAAGGCGCTTTTGGCCAGTGTGCCGCCGTCGCCGAAATTGAACATACTGGTATCGTACTGCTTTTCGGCACCCATTAGCGACCCTGTCGCTTGGTTTGCTAACGCAGTGATCGGAGAAGTCATGTCCCTAATAAGTGCGAACCAATTTTCGCTGATAAACGCAAACACCCCTACTATATTTTCCCCGAAGTTTTGGAAGAACCCTATGAAACTATTAAGAGCTTTCATCCAGTCGGACACGACCCCAGAGAAGCCGTCTTTATGGAAATACGTTTGCAATGCTAGCCAAGCGGCGATTACACCGCCTATGGCCAATACGATCCATCCTCCGGCAGCTATCCAAGCAACACTGGAACTAACCGCAGCGACAACGGCAGCACTTCGCAACATCTTGAACAACCAAATCATTCCCATTACAGGTTTGATTACTAGGTTCAATACTGTAATAAGCGAACCGAACATCCATTTGAGATAGGCTAATGCAAAACCTAAAGCATGAAATGCAGCGACGGCCATTATTATTTTCAGTACGAAATAACCCCACGATTTGATAAACTCTAAGTTTTTAGGGTCTTTCAGATACTTAATAAGCGCAGACACATACATCAAAACAGTCTTCAATACCTTCCTAGTATCCTCTTCGAAGATCTTACCTATAATACCTGCCGCTATTTTTAGAGATTCCACTATTTGGGAAGTTAATCCAGAGATGCTATTCGCATCCTTTTCCATCTTACCTGCATACTTACCTCCTTTGGATGTAGATAACTCCAACGCGGCTGTGACCAAACCGGCGTCGATGGCCCCCGCTCGCATTAGCTTGCTGAGTTCCCTAACTTTTTTCTTGACTTCTTTAGGATCTGCGTTCGGTCCTAACATAGCTTCGGCTGCGATTTGCAGAGGGTTAAAGCCGTGCTCCGTCATCTGACGGAGTTCTTGACCCATCAACTTACCCATAGAAGTCGTCTGGCCGACTGCAAGGGCCAATAGCTCCATCTTAGCACTATTGCCGCCTGCCACTTCACCCAGCATCTTGGTCATCTTGACGGCATCCTCGGCGGCCATACCGTAACGCATCATCAAGGACGTGCCTTGCACGACTGAGTCCATCGAATACGGAGATATCAATGCAAACTCCTGCATCTCCGCTAAGGTAGCTCTAGCTTCCTCTGCACTACGAGAGAATTGCTCGATGGATATAGCATAAGTTTCCATCGCTGCTGCGGGTTTTAGAAAATTTACTATACCGCCTAACACACCGCCTAAAGCCTGCCGGTGCATATACATATCAGCACGGGCACCCATCATGGCTCCGCCATCCATGCCTTCCATCATCCGGCCCATGCGCCCGCCGCCCGCCATGCGGGCCTTGCGTCCGGTAACTCCGCTAGCCTTCAAACGGCTTACTTGTCGCATCCTTTGGCGACGGAGCTGCCGGTGTTCTTCAGCGGCACGCTGATCGGCTAATTGCTTTCGGGCTCGCTGCGCTTTGAGTTCGCGAGATATCTCGTCTCCGAGGTTCTTGGAGTGCTGTCGGGCTTGCTCTCTAGTCTGTTTATCTATCAGCTTAGACAAATCCTGACCGAACTTACGTTTGCCGTCCAAGTGCTTAGACAGCCACTTGACCTCAGTTCGCCAACCTAACTTACCTCCGCCTCCTGGGCCTCGGGGTCCGCTCGGTCCCTTCATTGCCTTATTCAGGCTTTTTTCTATTTGCTGCCCAGCTTTCTTAGCTGCCTCTACGACTTTATCCAATGCCTTCAAATACGCGGACGGGTCCGCAGTGATGCGGACACGTATTGGAGGTAGTTCGCGAGATGGGCCGCTCATATTTCTTTAATCCCTAGAGCCTTCAACCACATCGCCTTAGAGGCGTCAGGGTTAGGGGCTGGAGTTTCATTGCTGAATTTCAGTAAGTGGTCTTCGATCTTCGTTTTACTCTGACCCATCGTACATGCCACTATGTGAGCAATAGACGCCAGGTACCAGTCCTGCTTTTCGCGTTCCTGCTTCCGTCTATAAAAATAGGCCATCCATTTTTCCAGATCCTCGTAAGTAAGATACTCTTTGAGGATTTGGACACTTGGACAGCCTGTTTCGTGTGCCACGTAGTACCAAAGGTACTCTGAGTCACTTAGGACTTTTTTGGGTCAACTTCCTCGTCTTTGTCCTGATTCATCTTGTTGATCGTCATGGCTATTGCGTGTAGCCCTTGAAGCGTCTCATCAGGCCATCCGCCGAGAGTCGAGAACTCGACTAACTTGCCATCTGGCCCCTTGACGCATCGCTTGAGAAGCTCCGTGAACTGACCCTTGAAATCGGTGATTTCAATCACGTTACCGGCACCGTCTAACTTCAACTTAGCCGCCTGGGCGGCTCTGTAGTCGTCAGCTTGGGCTCCGGTAAGCTGGTGAATGGTGTAAACCACTTCGCCAGCGTCACTCTCCAAAGTTACTTCCTCAAACTTGGTCTTAGCACTAAACTTTAACATCACACTGTCCGTAAAGAGAAAAGATTACGGAGCTACAGTAGTTGTAGTTCCGGTAGCGTAAACAGGTCCAATTTCGGCAGGTGGGTTGCTGGTTGTGAGGTTGGACGGACGTAAGGTCAACGTAGCCGTTGGCTTTTCGTTGGTTGTGTGTTCGTCTGGGACGAACGACTGGACGATGGCATAAACAAGTACGTTAGCACCGTCTGGGAAAATCACTCGGACGGCGCGATTAGTTCGTAGAATTGGAACTATTTGCTCGATAGCACCGGGTGCATAATGCACCTTGACCGACATTTCGGTCGCAGTCAAAAGAGCACCGCCGAGGAATCCTCGCCAGTTGTTCGTTCGCATGTTGGTCTGTTCGACCGAATCGTCCGCTTCAATCCCGAATGGGTTGAGCGAAACTTCTTCGAATCGGGCAGTCAAACCGACGATTTCGATTAAGGTACGATGGCCGTTACGAAGGATTGTGTTCGACATACTAAGATATCACCATGAAAAACGCTTGATTGAATCGCCATCGGCGAGTTTGCGGCTCTTGCCCCATGCATCCCATTGTATTAGCTTTCGTGATACATTGCACGATTCCGCCATAAGTGGACGTGGCGGAAACATGCCTCAATACGTCTTCCCAGAGCGTCGGTAACACGTTCCCGGCGTCAACGTGGCTCTGGGCACGTACCTGGACTTCGACGCGATCCTGGGCCGTTTGTGTGTCTCTGAGAGTGCGTTGGTCGAGGAGCCCTCTTTCGTCTACGACGACAATGGCTTTGTCGGGGGCATCCTGCATATGATTGACGTAAACCGTGTATCCCAATTGGGTGGCTCTAGTCAGAATTACGGAGCGGAATACTTCCGCTGGGGTGCGAATTGTCATACTGCTAGAATTTGCCAGAAAAGGGTGGTTGCTCTGTCTTCGATGTCGTTTACGGCCTCTTCTAGATATTTTCGCTCATACGGGAGATCGTGCTGGAAAACCGCATAGTCCGCAGGGACGCGGGGGCGTCCATTCTTCACAAAGCCAGTTACCGGGTTACCAAAGCCGACTACGGCTACTGAATTCCACCCAGAACCCATAATCCACCACTGCCCGGACGCCTTGAGGGCTCCGGTATCCACTGGAGTATTGAACTGGGCATTGCGGAGCAATTCCCTAGCTACGATAGCTAGCCCTTCCCGGTATGCCTTAGCCGAGTCTTTGTTGTATTTTGCCAGAGCTGCTCGCAGCTCCTTTATACCCTCGACCTTGGCTTTTATTTTCATGGGTTTTGTGGATTGGCCGGTGCCGTCAAAGTGACGACGGGCGGCACTAAATGGATGGTTTTGAGGATCTCTAGAGCATTGTTCAACCCAAACAATCCGAAACCGAAAGCTATGATAGCCCACGTAACTTTCGGGTACTTCTTAGCTAGTTCTGTTGCGGTCACGATAAATCGTTGCTCCGTGCTTATTTGCGAGTAGGCGGCGAATGAATCACTTAGTTCTTTGGTGGCTTTCTCTGATTTCTGGATGGCGGCCAAAGCGGTGTCTAACGCCGCATTGGTTGTTTCTTGATGAGGAATCCACGTACACACACAAAACTCAATGTCACCTATCGGAGGGAACCGCATAGCGGTTAAGGTTCCCCAGCAAGGTGATGCGTTTTTGCGGTTGTATCGGGTCCGTATATTATATATCGGGGAATACGCTTCCCATTGTTCTGGGCAATCAGGATCTCGGTCAAAATCGGCACCGGGTATAACTATTTGCCTCCAACCTGCTTTCTCTAATTCATCTGAAGAATAACCACTCCATTCTTCGAAAGCCTTGTTTACCCACAAAATAGCTCCGCCGGGCTTCGATACGATCACACAAACCTGCATGTGATGTAGAAACGCTTTGAGATCGTCGCATCCTTTTAGTTGATTTAGCCATGTCATGCGTATGCCTCAAATAATGTTACGTTTCGGCGTCGTAGCATTGGCGTAACGTCCACTGCTATGATCTCGAAAACATCGGGATGATTTCGGGGATTGTATGCATAGACGATGGTATCCGGCTCTCCGCCGTCATAAGTAGCAGTAGACGGGTCGCCAGGGCCGCCTCCGTCTAACACGTCTCCGTCCATGACGGAGCTGGGGGTTTCACCGTTGTAGCCGGAATCGTCTACCGGAATCGTTTTGCCCTTCTTGATTAACCCTTTCGGTGCTAACCGAATCTGGGTTATAAGTTCAATCTTAGAGAATACCGGGGAACCGTCAGCGTCGAATACTTGTTTCAAGCATTCGTCCCAGCGGCATTTGATGACGACCGGAGCGCCGTAGATCGGTTGCCCGTACATATCGGCACCGGCATACGGCCAATAGACAAGACTATCCTTTTGGACTGTTTTGATAATTTGCATTTATGATGCTTCTCCTGCCCAGAAGAATTGCTTCATGCCCCCGCCTGTAATAACTCGGTTATTCCAAGCTGCTAGCTTGCCGGTAGTATCCAGCAACATAGCCGTGGTGCCGTAAGTCGTGATCCCTAAGCCTTTGTCTAGGTGCTGGTTGTACCGCACCATCAGACTCTTAACCTGCTCCATCGATACCCGAACGTCGGTAACCGCCATAAGGTGGGCCGCAATGTAGCGAACTACCAATTCCAACTGAGCATCCGACAGCGATGAACTTGTGCCGATAACCGCATTCACAATCAAAATAGCATCATCAATAAACGGCTGTACATCAGGGATGATGGAAGCATCGTATTGGATGATTCTTTGTACTGCTTCTTCGGTTGTCGTTGCTGGCATTAGTTCTTCCAGGTGCTCAAAGAGCCTGAGTGTGTCGCCGTCTTACCGCCTGCCCACCGGATCTCATAGCGAGGGTAAACGCCTCGCGGGTTAGCCGTTTCATCAACTTTTTGGAAATTCCATCCCTGGGCTGCCCATCTAGGGACGATATTCTTCTCGTCGTACTTGCACCAACTACAAGAGTCTATTGTATACTGAATTACGACATTTGCCTTAGCTGCCGGAGCTTTTACTGCTAGCTGCGAATTGTGGAGATCGTCGTGCATTTGCAGCATCTCAGACTTCGACATACCGATTACATCTACTCCGTGTACACTTCGTAGATGTGTACCCAGGTCGCCCGGATACGTCCAGCGGTAAGTAGGTTTGACGACTACCGGCTCTACTTTGGATTTAGGCGGCTCCACTTGCGGGGTAACTTCAGGAGCAACTTCAGGAGCAACCGGCGTATCGGAAGTCAGAACAATAGGCTCGTCTAGGACAAGCGGGTTGTCGGCAACAACAGGAATGCATCCTACCGACAGCAGACAAAGGAAAAGTAGCAAATATTTCATGCGGCACCTGGATTGAATTTGGAACCAGTGTAGACCCAGAATACGTGGGTTTTGGCACATTGCCACAAGCTTCGCATCGTGATTAGTCCAAATCCGTCTTCACCCCATCCCTGGCCGCCAACGCGGCCTAGATCTGGATTCTTAGCCGGTCCCCAAGAGTTCTGGATGTCGGGATGGACGAGATCGTCCTTGGAACCTACCCACTTCGCACTATGTGCGACTAGGGCATGGTTCCCGTATCCTTGGCCTTGGCGAATGTAACCTTTGCTATCTAACGACATAAAGGCATTGCTCGCGTGTAACGCGATGATAATTTGGTGATCTCTGGCTAAGGCCGATGCTACGGCCCTGTTAAATCGCTCGTAAGAGCTTACAGGCACGCGATACGGCTCCCAGGTCTGAAAGGTCGGAGCAGCGGCGTCCGCTGCTTGTAGGACCGCTGGAGCGACTTGGCGACGGCTAAAAGCCGTCAGAGGGAACTTAACAGTCCGTCCGCCGACCTGGAGATTGACAGGAGATACTCCCTTGGATGTCAACCAATGCAATGCGTCTACTAACTGAGAACCTCCATCAACGCCTCGATTGATGTTCATATAGAGGTGGCTATCCGCAAACAAGGTGCCGGTCATGCCGTCTCGCATACGGGTGTTATGCATAGCAGCCACAACTGCACTTGCATTGCATTTACCGATTGACCCTTGGTTAATGATTAAACCACTTCGCATTCTGCGAAAAGTCTTGTATGTGTCGCCTTTGAGCGACTTTTCGATGTCCTTATCTTCGAGGAACCAGTTTTCTGGGTATTCCTCTGCTTTGAGGGATTCCGTGATAGCCTCGGCAGTAGGCATAAGGAGCCCTCTGCCGACAGCAGCACCGTCGAACAATTGCAATGGTTCTTGTTCGTCGTTCATTTCAGGATATCCTCGAATCCAGTTTTCCACGGCACTACTTTCTTAAACTCTTTGATCTTCCCGGCTTCCGGCTTTCCGGCAGCCAAAAATGGAGGCTCTACGCCCCTTTCCTTGGCTTTGTTAATTAGACCGCTGAAAGCGGTGTTATCGTCGTCGATCAATAAATAACCAGCAAATCCGGCAGAGGAAACGAAATCCTTTGCTCCTCGGATAGCAATCACTTGATCGACCGTTGGTGTTTGTTTCTCGTAGAGCACAAACAACGTCTGATCTTTGAATGCAGCTACGGGACCACTAGGCCCAGTCGCAGGAAAGCGGCCTGCCGCTATCAACAACAGACCACCTAGTATCATAGCCCCTTTCGAGAATAACTCTTTCACGGCAATTACTCCTTCGGAGCGGGAGCCGCTATTTGGGACATGACAACAATCAAGGCGTCTACGCCTTTCTTGGGGTCCGGTTTCTTTTCTAGGTGACGGAGAATTGCTTCGCAGTAAGCCAAGGCTGTAGCTCGGTCAGGGACCGAGACGGCATCTTTGGTTTCGGGACCGACGATTCGGTCGTTTAGACCTTGGATCAGTCTTTCGATGACCGCGTCGCGGTCCTTGTTGGCTGGAAGAAACGGTTTAAGAAACTTCCACCCAC